CGCCGCCGCTCCCTCTCAGTCTCCCGCCAAGCCACCATTAGAGGGCGCTGGGCGCGGAAGAAGATGCTCGCTGCGGTCGGTGAAGGATGGGGTGGGATAAAGCCGTGAGCGAGTGGCAGGACATCATCTGCGCGCCGTATGACAGGATCGTCCTTCTTTTGATTGGGGAGACTATCCCCGGCACGCCGCATGTGATGGTCGGGCAGTATGCCAGCGGGGACACTGCTGAAGAACTCGGCTATCACGAATATGCTAAGCACGGCGGGTGGCTGATATTCAACAGCGAGAACGATTTCTACGTAATCGGCTACGTTGACCCCACCCACTGGATGCCCCTCCCGTCGCCTCCGGTGACGAAATGAATTCAGATTGCGCCCCGACCGTCCCCCCCTCCGGTCCGCGCATGGCCCGTTCGCTGCTGATTGTCGGCGGCGGACGGGTCTCTCTTTTTACCGAACGCCGCTCGGGGGGTTGCCATGGTTGACTCCGGAAAGACTTGTCTGAAATGCGGGGCCACTAAGCGGCTATACGGCAGCAAAGAGTCTGCTGCGGGGATATTCACTCGCTGCCCGATTTGTTCCGCAGAGAAGCAGCGTATTTGGAGGCGGGGAAAGCTCGAGCGGAACCGCGCGAAGAATGAGGCTTGGAAGGCGGCGAATCGCGAGAAGTATCTTGCGCACAAGGCCGTTGAATCCTCTGTCAAGTCTGGTTCCCTCGTTAGGCAGCCGTGCGAACGATGCGGCAGTAACGATCTTGTCCACGCCCACCACGATGATTACTCCCGGCGTTTGGATGTTATTTGGCTTTGCCCAACGCACCACCGGGAGCGTCACCGGGAACTCGCAGCAAAGGTGTCCGCCAATGCTGCGTGAACTCGATGACATTGCTATGCCCGCCGCGCGCTATACCCAAGTCGCGGCATCGACCGTCGCCCAATCCTCCCACCTTCCCGGGCTGACGAAGACTGGCGGGGGCCGCTTCCACAGTGGCTCCCGTCCTTTTTCCATTTCCGATCTTTGGGGCTGCAACCCCTCTGATCGCTCTGTAGACGCTAAGAATAATCACGTTGTCCATGGCTCACATATTGAGGTGTTCCATGGTCGAAAGGTTGCCCACTTCCTCTGTTCCGTTGCACGAACGGGACAAGAAATTGGCTAGTGCTGTCCACATGAACGAGATGATGCGCGATGCGGTTATTACCGCCGCCGGCCCTCGGGGCTGGAATGACACGCGCGAATCCTGGCTTTCCCGTGCTGCCCGCAAGTTGGGCATCACGCATCGGCGTGCGCGTAGTTTGTTCTACCAACAGGCGGGGAAGTACTCGCCGGATGAAATCGTAGCGGCGCTGAATGTGCTGCAACAGGTCCGCTCCGAGCGGACGGGGGAAGCCCATGAAATTCGCAACGAAATGGCACGCCTTCTTGGCGTGGTGGCACGCAACGATGGTCCTGATCTTGGACCGCTGGGCCTCTTGGCACGACACGCTGATGAGGAAGCACCGGCAGCGCGCCAAATGGCTGATGAGGGATAAGTGAAGGTGTCTTTCACCATCCCCGGCAAGCCGGTCGGCAAGGCGCGTACGCGGCGCAAAGGTGATTCCTATTTCAAGGACGACACCAATGAAGCCTACGAACATAGCATCGGTTGGATTGCTTCCGAGGCATGGAACGCAGCGCCGACTGCTGGCCCTGTTTCTCTGACGATCAAGTGCGTCATGCCGATTCCAGGCTCTTGGTCTTTGAAGAAAACCAAGGCGGCGCTTGACGGCCTCGTTCCTGCTGACTGCAAGCCCGATTGGGATAATGCCGGCAAGATGGTTTCCGACGCGCTGAATCACATTGTCTGGCGCGACGACAAGCAGGTTGTGAAGGCGAACGTCGAAAAGGTTTACGGCCAGACGCCGGGGATACACGTCACTGTCGAGGTGCTTTCATGAAGCAAACCGACCTCCGCGAATCCTACTGGGAGCACCTACAGAAGAAGGTAGCCATCGCCCCCAAGGGCACCCTCACCAAGCGCCGTAGGGATCTACAGAAGTTCACCACACAGATGCTCAAGCAGGAAATGGGCAAGTGAATGTCCTCGACCTCTTCTCAGGCATCGGAGGATTTAGCCTTGGCCTTGAGCGGGCAGGGATGCGAACCGTCGCGTTCTGCGAGATTGATTCCTATTGCCGCGCCGTCCTCCGCAAGCACTGGCCCGACGTTCCCCAATATGACGACGTGCGAACCCTCACCGCAGAACGTCTCAGGGCAGACGGCATTTCCGTGGATGTCATCTGTGGCGGGTTCCCATGCCAGGATATCTCCGTCGCAGGAAAGGGCGCGGGACTTGCTGGGGAGCGTTCCGGCCTATGGCGAGAGTACGCCCGTCTTATTGGCGAACTACGACCGCGATACGTCGTCGTGGAGAACGTCGCAGCGTTGCTTGGTCGAGGGCTGGACGTTGTTCTCGGAGACCTGGCCGCGCTCGGGTTTGATGCGGAGTGGCACTGCATACCAGCTTCCGCCGTTGGTGCGCCTCACCTTCGGGACCGCCTCTGGATTGTGGCCTACGCCGACAGTGATGATGACGGGCGAGGCCAGATCCGTGGAAGCGTTCGAGGCCGCGCGACTTCGGGCGAAAGCGAAGAACAAAGGCCGCACCGGAAATGGCATAGGGGAAGATCTGGCCATGGCGGTGAAACGTCGCTGGCCAACGCCGTCAGCACGGGACGGAAAGGGGGCGCGCAAGCCAGAGACAATGGCGCTCACTGGCCGCGACCCAGACTCGAACAGCTTGCCGGACGCGGTGGAATTTCGGGGCGAACCTGGCCGGCTGAACCCGCCGTGGGTCGAGTGGCTAATGGGGTTCCCGCTCGGGTGGACCGCCTTAGAAGCCTCGGAAATTCCGTCGTCCCCCAGATTCCGGAAATCATCGGCCGCGCCATCATGCGAGCAGAAGGATTAGCCCCATGATCCTCTCCCACTCCACGATAGCTATCAGGATGGCGGCGGAACACGGCGGCGTAACTGTCGGTCAGCTTCGCGGGCGCCAGCGCCGCCGGGAAGTTGTCTATGCCAGGTGGGCCGCCATGTACGCCCTGCACCGTATCGGCTTCAGCTACCCCATGATTGGCCGGGCGTTCAGCAAGGACCATTCCTCTGTCATGTACGGTGTTAGCCGCGTCGAGCATTTGCCGGCTGTTTATCGCTCTCTCGCCGCCCGGATCGAAGAGAAGCTACACGATTACGAGCCGCAGCCGCTCCAAGTTCCCGCCTATGACACAGACTATCTGGTGGCTGCGTAGTTATCCCTAGGTTCCACGTTATCAACACCTAATAAAAAATATCGGTCTGGTCTATAGAATCAAAGATGGCACAAGCACTCCGGAAAGAATTGAAGTTTCGCGGGTTCCAGATTCATAGGGACCTGTTGAACTCATTCGAGTGGTACCGCCTTAAACCGAAAGAGGCGGTCAAGGCTTTCTATCAGGCCGCCAACGGCGAAGGTGGCCCAATCGCGCATCTTGTGAAGCCGTGGAACTGCCGGCCGCCGGCCAATGAATGGCGCGTACTGCGGACCGCCGTGTTTGCCCGTGACAATTACACCTGCACGTATTGCGGCGAGCGTGGCAAGAAACTGGAATGCGACCACATCATCCCCGTGGCCAAGGGCGGGTCTCACGACCTTGGCAACCTGACGACGGCCTGTAAGGCTTGCAACCAATCGAAGCGAGACAAGACCCTCGAAGAATGGAGGGCGGATCGTGAAGTGGCTTAAGTGGCATATCGGTTCGGTAAACGACCCAAAATTTACCGTTGTCGCCCGGAAGTCTGGCCAGCCGAAGGCCGTTGTGCTGGCGGTTTGGGCGTACCTGCTGGAAGGCGCCGCCGACCGCGCCGGGAACGTTTCCGGCCTTGACCTAGAGGATTTGGCCGCCGGACTGGATGTGTCTGTAGAGGCAGCTAATGCGATCTGGCTGGCCCTTGTGGAGAAGGGTCTAATTGACGGCGAGGTGATCGCCGCATGGGGCAAGCGCCAGTCCGTTGACGTGTCCACAGATCGTGTCAGGAAATACCGTGAGAAAAGAAACGCTGAAGTAACGGTTGAAACAGTTTCCGGCGTTCCTGAAACGGGCGAAACGACAGATAAGACTAGACTAGATAAGACTAGAGAAGACGATAAAGAAAAAGATATTGGTCATTTTGCTGACCGCTTCGAGGATTTCTGGAAGGCCTATCCGCGTCGGAAGGGCAGGGGCCAAGCACTGAAAGCTTGGAAAGCCGCCACCAAGACCGCTGCGCCGGAGGAAATCCTTGCTGGCCTTGCCAGAGCCAAATGGCCCACGGACCCGACTTTCATCAAGCACCCCGCGACATGGCTGAACGGCCAGTGCTGGCTTGACGAGCCTGATCCCATGAGCCGCCGTGAGGCCACGCTTGCCGTGCTTGGACACCTTGCCGGGGAGGCCGCATGAACGCCGTAGCCCGCGTCGAAAACAACGAACTTCTGGCCGCCCGGTTTATCCAAACTGTCGTGGCCTGGTTCCCGAAAGCCGACCCTGATCCGATCTGGACGAAGCAGGCCATCGAGGCACTAACGCCGTATCCGAAGGGCGTGTTCGTCAAGATGCACGAACTGGCGAAGCTGGAGCTGAAGGGATTTCCGAGCGTGCCGGCGCTGAAGCAACTGGCTAACCGCGCCGCCCTCGCCATGACCGAAACAAAGCCGCCCAAGACCGACGCGGAGTTTGAGCGGGAACGTATGGGCATGGCTGATGATGTGATCCTACGGCATCCGGACGGGCGGCAAGCGGTCGAGGAGGGGTGGTGGTTCTCCCTGTGGCAGCAGATCGCCATCCATGGGCCGAAATACGACTTCGAACAGTGCCGCAAGGCAGCAATCGACGCCGCCAACATGTTCAACGGGCTGATGGCAAAGACGGACCGAACTGACCTTGAGAACATGGCGGTGAGAGTTCGACAGACAGGACTTGAGCGCAAGGCACTGGTTGCCAAGCGGCTTGGTCTTCCCCACTAGGGCCTAGAGGAGAGCGAGAGATGGACGAATTAAAGAAGTATGTCGGCGCGGCTACGGACGTAACGCAGGGAATGCAGGCGCGAGACCGCGAGCGTATCGACGGCGACCGGCTTGCGTGGGTTGAGGCGCAGGTTCGTTCGGCTGTTCGAATGGCTGCTGCCTGCCAAGCAGCGCAAGGCCCGCGTGCCGACGAGACGATGCTCAAGCATGGCATAGACGGGATCATCAAGGGCGCATCTCTGGAGATTGCCAGCATCTTTGGCTATGCGCCGCCCGAAGTGGACACGCGCAATTGGACAAAGCAGGCCGCCTCTAAGTCCTAACCCATCCCCCAGGGAGCCGAGAGAAATGAGCGAGGAACAAATTGAACGCGGGCTGTGCGGAATGTGGCTTGGCTATCTAGCCGGGGGTCTCCTTGGCACCTATCACGTTGCCACGTTCGATACCGAACGCGCCATATGGATCAGTGCGGGGCTATTAGTTTCCGCGATGCTGGCCGGCTTTTTTGGCGCAGCAGCTACTACCCCTCCTCCCCCAGCCGAAAGGTAGAGACGTGAGCGATTTTCTGCTGGTTATTGGGTGCTTCGGCGTCTGCCTTTTCGTGGCGTGGCTTATTCAGGAGGATTTTCCAATTGACTGGTAAAGCCATGAATATCCGGTGCAAATTTGGATTACACCGCTGGCGCTGGGAAATGGACTTTCCACGCATCAGGTCGTGGTTCCCGGCGTCCGCGCATGTGTGCGCGCGGTGCGGCCACAAGACAGTTTTGCAGCCCTACGTGTGCGGCGCTGTTCCGCCCCATCCCAATGACATCGAAAAAAATGCAGCCATCGACGCCCGCAAGGTATCCATCAGAGATTGGCTCCGAGCATGAACGAAAATGTAGTCCACCTCGCGTTCACAAACCCAAATTTGGTGAAGGCCGAGGAGCGCGCTTATCTGGCGTGCCGGGTTTGCAGCAACAAAACCTACCTGCTGCTGCATTTTGATGACGAGTTCCCGACAATGCAGTGCGCCGCCTGTGGTCAGCACATGGGCAAGATGGGTTGGGCCTCGAAGGGAGAGGAGGTAAAGCCATGACCTCTCCCCCGCCGCATAAGGACCTGATCGAGGCTGCGAAGTTGATCGCGTTTAAGCGCGCCTGTCGAATGGGCCACGTTCTCGACCGCGCGCACGTCTATGCTGGCGACCACTGGCATATCTATCTAGACGAAGCCTCTGCCGTCGCCCGGTTCCTGCTGTCGAGAGAGTTAAGTCCCGGCGCTATCCATGACGGCGAGGGCTACATGGACATGGTGCATTGCGCTGAGTACCTAAACACGGTTGCGGGCCGCCAAGCAGAGTTCGCGTGCGGCTATCAAGCAGCCAATATTCGCCGTCTAAAAGAACTCGGCCTCGACGCCAAGGAGGGGGGATAATGCGAAACCCTGTCTGCCTGTTCTGGACAGTATGGCTGTATCTAACAAAAGGCCCAATTTCTGGACACTCGTTCATTGAGGCTCCAGAGGAAACTCCGCCGAATATCCACATCTTGCTTTGCGAGCGGTGCGGGTATCGAAGTTTGGGGTGGGATTGGACTGGCTTTAAAGAAAGCGGCAACACATGAGCGGGAAGACGCTGAGAGAGATGGTTGCTGATGCTTGGGATCATGAGGCAAGTGTGGAGACGGCTCCGGGGAGATTCCGATCACTGGTTTACTACGCCGGGGTTGGGATCGACCATCTTCGCCACACCTACGCCCCTGCCCTTGAACGCACTCGGAACGCTGCTATCGACGCCGCCATCCGCCTCATAGCCGAGGAGTGCGCGAAGGTGGCGGATGCACACGCGAAAACATGGCGACTGGACTCAGGTAGCGAGGGGTCTAACGAGTATCGCCTTGTTGCCAGCGGGCAATTCTCAGCATCTACAGAGATCGCCACCCGCATCCGCTCCCTGGCCAAGGAGACGGGAGAGCAGCCCGTCACACGTGAAACAGATTCCCCCCGCAACTCACAGGATAAATGATGTCGCCCAAGCGTGGCCGCCGCCGTCAGTACGCCCCCAAGAACCAGCCCGACAACGGAACCCCTGAGGTACAGCGCATGCGTAAACAATTGGTAGGACATGAAAACGATCAGCGCGCCAGCTACCCGCTTGGGGTGATGCTCGCCCGAAATCTGCTCACACAGTCAGAACATGACGCTGCACTGCACTATGCCCATGTATTCCAGAAAGCCACGGGCCGCTGGCAGAGCAATGAGGGGGGTGTGAGCCTTGGGGTAGATTCCAACGAGGGGCGCGATGCTGCTGCGAAAGCGGCCCGCGATTGGAAGGCCATGGCCGATAAGCTCCTTGCCCACGGGCGCCAAATAAAGGACGCAGTGGATAATCTGGCGATCTACAGCCGGTTCCCGGGGTGGCTGATATCCTTGTGCGTCGGCAGTCCCGTGACCATCTCCGAGAACAAGCACATGAAGGAAGTCGTCGCGGCAATTTCGTCCCTTCAAAAAGAAGCTGTTGACGGTGCGCGGCGAGCGGCGTAGATTTTTCATTATACAGTAGTTTCGGATTCCCACGCCCTGCCCAGAGAAATCTTGGCGGGGCGTTTTCGTTTGGAGGGCGTATGCCGGTTTACCGCACGCTCATTGATTCCGATTGGGATCAGTTCGGCCCCTCGACAATGACGATCCACGAGGAAGACCGCGCTCCTGTTCGCACTGGCGTACTGGATGCCTCGGGTCAGATGATATTCCGGATGCCTGACACGGTTCAGTGCGGCTTTCATCCCAGCGGAGTCCCCATGAAAAAGAAACCCGGCAAAAAGCGCCCCGGCTGCTAAGTGCAACCGCTCGTTCGCATCCTCTCCGACGGCTCGTTTATCAATGCCGGCGCGAAGATGGCTGTGGACGGTGGCGGGATCATCTCGTTCATTCAGGACCCCGCAGAGACCTCCAAACTCCAGCTTGACTGGACCGGCTATCTTGACGGCGAGACCATCAGCGCCTCAGCCTGGACAGCCCAGAACCTGACCGGCGCAAGTGCCGCGACTTCCGGCAACATCACCTCGATCATGGTCTCAGCCGTCCCGCTCTACACACATGGGCACGTAGAGAACACCATCACGACTTCAGGGGGGAGAATATCCCGCCGCCGCGTCCGGTTTTACGGGCAGCATCACTGACCTTTTCCCATTTCAAGACAAACAGATAGGAACTCAAATGGCTGCGCCTATTCACCCTCGCGGTGCAAAGGCCGAGAAGCCGTGGCGAGAAGCTATCCAGCGGGCCGTAAAGCGTCGTCTGGAAGGTGAAGGCAAGCCACAGGCGCTCGACCAACTTGCGGACAAGGTTGTCGCCCTCGGTCTCGCTGGCGACATGCAGGCGGCAAAGGAGATTGGCGACCGTCTTGATGGAAAGCCTGTGCAGGGCATCCAGCACGCGGGTGAGGATGGCGGCCCCATCGTGACGGAAATCAGGAACGTCATTGTCGATCCTCGAAATCCCGACGCCTAGGGTATTCGTTCCGCTACTAAAGCCGGCTCGATACAAGGGCGCGCACGGGGGGAGAGGTTCGGGCAAGAGCCATTTCTTTGCCGAGCTTGGAATAAGGCGGTGCCTCAATCGTCCCGGGTCTCGCGGTGTGTGTATCCGCGAGGTGCAAAAGACCCTCAAGGAGTCTGCCAAGCGGCTGATCGAGGACAAGATCAGGGCGCTCGGGGTCGGGCACTTATTCGACGTTCAGGCGGACAGAATCATCACGCCGGGCGATGGCGTTGTCCTGTTCCAGGGTATGCAGGACCACACGGCGGAATCGATCAAGTCGCTTGAGGGTTTTGACTGGGCATGGGGTGAGGAAGCGCAGACGCTTTCGGCCCGAAGCCTTGAACTGCTTCGCCCGACCATCCGGGCCGATGATTCGGAACTGTGGTTCAGTTGGAACCCGAGGAACCAGAACGACCCGATAGATCAGCTGCTGCGGGGCAAGGAGCCACCGCCTGGCGCTGCCGTTGTGCGGGCGAACTATTCGGACAACCCGTTTTTCCCTAAGGAGCTTGAGGCCGAACGCGAGTTCGACCGCAAAACCAAGCCGGATCGATACGCGCATATCTGGCTCGGTGAGTACGAGCCAACCTCGGTTGGCGCGATATGGGATCACGACAATTTCAGGACGCACCGGGTTGAGAAGGCCCCGGACCTTGAGCGTATTGTAGTCGCGGTGGACCCGGCGACGACGGCGACTGAGAACGCGGACGAACACGGGATCATCGTTGCCGCTACTGGGCAAAACAAGCGCGGCTATGTGCTTGATGACATGACCACCAAAGGCTCGCCCCGGAAATGGGCGGAGCGGGTGCTCGCGGCATACGACCTCTACAACGCGGACGCCATCGTGATCGAGGTGAATCAGGGCGGCGACATGGTACGCCACACCCTGGAGAGCGTACGCAAGGGCGTCCGGATCATTGAGGTAAGGGCGACCCGAGGCAAGCACGTCCGGGCGGAGCCTATCTCGGCTTTGTATGCCCTCGGCAAGATCAGCCACGCGGGGCACTTCCCCGAGCTTGAAGCGCAGATGTGCCGCATGACATCGGCGGGCTATGAGGGGAATGGCTCCCCAGACCGCGTCGATGCGCTCGTGTGGGCCTTTACCGACCTGTTCCCGCAACTGACGGCGAAGGTCGATACCGAGGAAGAAGACGCCGGCAGCCCGTTTGGCGGCTCTTCCGACTGGATGAGGAACTGACATGCAAGACCTATTGGTGTTCAACCCCATTCCGGGGCTGGCGGGCGAGGTGGACGTTACCGCCACTGCGGCGACGGTGACGCTTGGCCAGCCGAACGATAACGTCCCTGATCGCATCCGACTCGTGAACCACGGGGCGGTGAAGTGCCGTGTCCGGTTTGCGCATCAGACCAACCCGACAACGTGGTCGCAAACGGCGGTAACTGACACCACGGGATTTGTACTGATGCCGGGGGTTATCGAAGAGTTCAGTCTTCGCGGGGCGCGCACGTTTTCCGTTAAGACGGAAAGCAGCACGACAGATCTGAACTACCAGCTTGGTAGTGGCGTATGACTACCCGTGGCGTAGCCGTCCAGACACAGGCATCTCTGGATGCCCGCTATGTGCTGAAGGCCGGCGACACCATGACGGGTGCGCTTGTCGTCAGTGACGGGTCCAGTGGCAATACAATTACCCAGGCTGGCACCAACTCATCTGGTGTCCCGTCAATTGCGTTTGGCGGGGCTGGGACAAACGTATCTGGCCTGATTTCGCTTAAGGGGACCGGTCAGCTAACCGTTCAATCAATTGGCAACAATGGCAACGGCGCGATCAAGGTCCAGAACGGCGCTGGCGCGGCTTCCGGCATCCAGTTTCAGAACAATTCAAACTCAAACGGTTTCATTCTCTACGAGACGACAACGCTAAATTTCTACGCCAACAATGCCAGCCAGTTCACCGTGACGACAAACGGCGCTATCCTGCCTTCTGGCAAAAGGCTTCAGCTTGGCAACGCCTATGTCGCTGGCGCGGTTGTGCCAACCGGAACGATGGTCATCTACGACAGCACAGGGACGGCGTACCGCGTGCCGTGTCTCGTCTGATGGACGAAATTAAGCGTATTTCCCTTCTCTGTGAGGCTTTCAAGGCGCAGCGGGATGAGGCGTTGGGATGGCATGCGAATGCCATGGTCGAACTGACGCACGCGCGGGATGAGATTGCCGATTTGAAGGCCAAGCTGGAGGCTGTGCCAGCCGATGGCGTTTGATTCCCCCGAGGCCGGCGAACTTCTCAGGCTCGCCCGTGAGAAGTATGAGCTGGCTTGGGAGAACGAACAACAGAACGTCACGGACGCGCTTGATGACCTGAATTTCGTCGCGGGTTTCCAGTGGCCGGCGGATATCGAGCGAGAGCGGGTCAACGACCATCGCCCTGTGTTGACCATCAACCGGCTGCCTCAGTTTGTGCGCCAGGTGACGGGCGATATCCGGCTGAACAAGCCGAGCATCAAGGTCAAGCCGGCTGGCGCGAAGGCAACGATTGAAACGGCTGATATCTTTACCGGGCTGATCCGGAACATCGAGGTCCAGTCCGACGCGCAGACGACCTACACGGTGAGTGCGGAGAGTGCGGCGCGGTGCGGCTGGGGAGCCTTCCGGCTCACGACTGAATACGCCGATGACGACGTGTTCGAACAGGACATCCGCATCAGGCGCATACCCGATCCGCTTGGGGTTTACTTCGACCCTGATTCCAAGGAGCTAGACCGCTCGGACGCGAAGTGGTGTTTTGTCATCACGCGCTACACCTACGAACGGTTCAAGGAGATGTACCCGGACGCCCAGATTTCGACCTGGGATGCTGTTCGCCAGCTGAACCTTGCCGAACTGTGGTGCGATGTAAAAGAGCTGGCTGTCGCGGAATACTGGGTTAAGCGCCCGGAGCGGAAATTGCTCGGGCAGCAGGCCAATGGCGACGTTCTGGACGTGACCGGCAAGAGCAAACCTGAACGGGACGCGCTGGGCATTGTAAAGACGCGCAACGTGGACGCGGTGAAGGTCATTCAGTACGTGATGACCGGCGCTGAAATCCTCGAAGAGCATGAATGGGCGGGGAAATACATCCCGATCATTCCGGTGATTGGCGAAGAGATCAACGTTGGCGATCAGGTTGTCCGCCACGGCGTGATCCGCTTCGCCAAGGACCCGCAGCGTATGTACAACTATCACCAGACGGTGATGACCGAGGTGCACGCGCTGGCCCCGAAGGCCCCGTTTATCGGCACGGCGCAGCAGTTCAAGGGATTCGAGAAGGAGTGGCGGCAGGCGAACCGGCGCAACATGCCGTACCTGCGTTATAACCCGGACAGTGGGGCTCCGCCGCCGGCCCGATCTCAGGTTTCGACGGATATCTCCACGTCGCTGCAACTGGCGCAGGTTGCGGTCGATGACATGTACGGAACCACCGGCATTTACCCGGCATCGCTTGGGCAGAGGTCAAACGAACAGTCCGGCAAGGCGATCCTTGCGCGGCAACGCGAGAGTGATGTCGGGACGTATGTCTATGTGGACAACCTGTCCAAGTCGATAGCGTATGTCGGGCGTCAACTTATCGACCTGATACCGAAGATTTACGACACGGCGCGCATTGTCCGCGTGATGGAAGAAGACGGCGAGTCTGAACTCGTGTCGATCAATGACCCGACGCCGGGTCAGTTGGCGCTGCAGAATGACATCACGGTCGGAAAGTATGACGTGGTGGTGGAGACCGGCCCTGCCTACTCGACCAAGCGTGCCGAGGCGGCCACGGCAATGACCGAATTTGCCAAGATGAACCCGCAGGGCGCAAGTCTTGTGATGGACCTTATCGCGGACAGCCAGGATTGGCCGAACGCGGACAAGTTCGCGGAGCGGTTCCGCCGCGCGCTGCCGCCAGGTATCGACCCCGAGATTGACGCGGAGCGGATGGCGCAACAGGGGCCGCCCAAGCCGGACCCGCTGAACGAAGCCTTTACCATGGAAGCCATGGGCAAGGCGCAGAAGGCCATGGCGGATGCACGGGTCGCACAAGTGAAGGCGCAGACGGCAATTGTCGAGGCCGGCAAGACCGAATCCGAAACCTTCCGCACCGAGGCCGAAACGCAGGGTATCAAGCTGGACAATGCGGCGAAGGGAATGGACCTCGCCGTATCGTCTGGGCAACTCAGCACCCTTATCAGACAGGTTGTGACGCAGGAACTGCAAGCGGTTCTGGCGAACAGGATGCCGTCCTAAGACGGTTTGGCCGCGCGACCACATCGCGCAACAGAGGATCATATGGAAGATCAAGACAAGGCTGCAACGGCGCAGCCCGAAGGAGACAATCTGTCTCCGGAGGAGCGCCGGCTACGGGGCATTCCCGAGCCGAAGCCTGATGGCGAACCGGACGCCAAAGCCGGTGAAAATGCCGATGCCGCCGAGGATGAAACCGAGGAAGGCGAGGGCGACGACGAGGGCGATGAGGGCGAAGAGAAGCCCAAGAAACGCAGGCGTCGAAACTATTCCGACCTGAAAGCGGAATTGCGGGAACTGCGGTCCCGTCTCGAAGCTACGGAGAAGCCCAAAGAGGCGAAGCCCGAGCCGAAAGCGGAAGCAAAGCCCAAGCTGGAAGAGTTCAAGTCTTACGACGACTATCAGGAAGCCTTGACCGACTGGAAAGTCGATCAGCGTCTGAAGGCGGAGCGTGAAAACGGCAACAAGCGCCAACGCGAGGAAGCGGAGGCGCGGCATACCGCCGAACTCAACGCGCACGTCGGCAAGTCAGTCGATAAGGCCAAGGACAAGTACGACGATTTTGAGGACGTTTTGTCGGAACACGGCAGGACGGTCTTTCCGAATCAAACCATGGTTCGGCTCGTCTCTGAAACGGACGATCCGGGCGAGGTTGCGTACTACCTTGCGAACAATCCAGCCGAGGCCAAGCGGATTGCCGCGCTGAACCCCGTCAAGGCCGCCGTGGAACTGGGCAAGGTTGAAGCGAAGCTTTCAGCCCCGGCTCCCAAGAAGGTCAGCAAAGCGCCGCCCCCACCCGCGAATGTGGGATCGGGCGGTAAATCCCAACCCAAGCCGACCAACAAACTTTCCCCGGACGAACTGTACCGGAAGCTCAAGGTCGGCTGACCTCGGAGTAATCCAAAATGGCGAATACAATTATCACGCCGGATATGGTGGCGGCGGCTGGCCTTGCCCACCTTGAGAACGAGCTTGTCGTCGGCAAGCTCGTGTATCGCGACCTCGAAAGCGACTTTGGCGAAAGCAAGATCGGTGACTCGATCCAGATTCGCCGTCCGCTTCAGTACACCGCGCGCACCACGATGGTTGCCTCTGCCCAGGCTTCGACCGAAGGCAAGACGACCCTCGTTGTTGATCAGGTGGCTGGCGTGGACGTTCAGTTCAGTTCGACCGAGCTGACCCTGGACATTGCGCAGTTCTCGGAGCGGTACGTCAAGCCGGCGATGATCCAGATCGCCAACAAGATCGACTCGACGGCGTTCAACGAGTTCTACAAGCGGACCAACAACTGGGTCGGCACGCCCGGCCAGACGCTGAACAGCGCGACGGACTTCTTCGAAGGCCCGGAACGTCTTGACGAATTGGCGGTCCCGCAGGACAACCGTGTAGCCATCCTTTCTCCGGCCGATTACTGGGGCATGGTTGGCGGGTTCTCGGGTGGAAACTCCGGCTTCTTCCAGCAGGACATCACCAAGAGCGCCCTGCAGCGCGCCAAGCTGCCCATGCTGGGCAACGTGGACGCCTACATGTCGCAGAACGTCGCCACCCACACCGTCGGTGCCTATGCGGGTTCCCCGCTTGTCCGCGGTGCTGGTCAGGAAGTCGCCTACACCTCGGTCATGGCGACCCCGTACCTGTCGCAGACGCTGGAGACCGATGGATGGACCGCCGACCGTGTGCTGAACGCGGGCGACGTATTCACCATCGATGACGTGTACGACGTGAACCCTGTGACGAAGGCAACCCTGCCGTACCTCAAGCAGTTCACGCTCATTTCCAGCGTCACCACCACCAACCCCAACACCAACTCGACCCAGTTGACGATTGCTCCGGCGATCATCACCTCGGGCCCGTACCAGACCGTGAGCGCCGCACCGGGTAACGACAAGGCGATCAACTATCTGGGCACGGCATCGACGGGTTATCGCCAGAACCTGGTGTTCCACAAGAACGCCTTCGCCCTGGCGTGCGTCCCGCTGGTGCTGCCGGCTGGTGCGGTCAATCCGGCCCGCTACACGAAGAACGGCTACAGCATTCGCGTCATTCCCGTCTATGACGGCGTGAACGACCTGAACATGTGGCGCTTTGACGTGCTGTACGGCGTCCGGGCCATCGACCCGCGCCTTTCCACCCGCCTCAGCGGCGCCTCGTAAGGAGAAACGACAATGGCTGAATATCTCGACAAGGACCCGACTGGCGGCACGACGTTGGGCCAGTCGGCTACTGCGCTGGTTTCGTTCTATGGAGCGGACCCGGTGGACCAGCCCGCGACGACTGCGGCGGTTTCGACCTCCGTTCCGACGCAGACCTCACCGTTCGGCTTCGCCACTTCGGCCCAGATGGTTGACCTGATTAATTTGGTTAACCAGCTTCGCGCCGATCTGATCGAACTCGGGCTGAAGGCGTCTGCGTGACCTTCCGCTTCTACGGCGTCGGGTGTTTGCCGCGTGAGAGTTACGCTGCGAACATCCGCGCGACGTTGGAGCAGGGTTTCAGGCCGGCGGAGCGCGTGCCTCTCCATGACCGTCCCTTGGCGGTATGTGGCAGCGGCGTCTCGCTCCGCCGTCACCTTGACGAACTGAAGGCTTGGCCGGGCGACGTGTGGGGCGTGAACCGCACCGCTGCCTGGCTGAACTTTCGCAACATCAAGGCCGCTTTCTATACGTGCGACCCGCAACCGACGCCTGCCGACATGATCGGATCGGCCCCGTGCGCAGTAGTGGCGACTTCCGCCGACGAAAGCGTGTTCCACCACATGGGCGAGCGTCCGGTGACGGTGTTTCATTGCGACCCGTTCATTGAGGGAGCGTTCAGCGGTGGCCCAACGAGCGCGTCAATCGTCGCCCGGGTGGCTCCCCATCTGGGCTACCAGCGGGTCGAGTTCTTCGGCTGCGACGGCGTGGTTGAAGGGGTGAGCCACGTTTACGCCCCGGATCGGGACTTCCCCGATGCGATCATGGTTGAAGTTGACGGGAGGATTTTCCGCACCGTGCCTGAGTTCCTGTTGCAGACGGAATACCTGGCGGCGGTCATGCGCGCCTTTCCGGAAGTCTATGTCAATCGCAGCGGTGATTTTATCGACGCAATGATCCGGGCGGACGGCAGACACGAAATCGTCTGGATGGCTCCCGAACTGGCGGGCAAGACCGGCTTTGTCAACAAGGTGGCTGCATGACCACGGCGCGCGATGTCATCAAGGCTTCCCTTCGGGAGATTGCCGTTATCGGCTCCGGTGAGTCGCTTGACGCCGACATGGCAAACGATGGCCTGGAGAAGCTATGCCGCATGGTTGCATCGTGGGAACTGGACGGCATTTCCATGGGTGCCCCGACATGGGCGTTGACTACAACGCTGCCGTTTCCCGAAAACCACATGCAGGCGATCATCTGCAATCTGGCGGTACGTCTGGCCCCAGAATATGGCGCTACAGCGGTTCTCTCGGCCGAGACGAAGGGACAGGCGGCAGAAGGCTATCGCTCCCTTCAGGCCGTTTACGGCGATCCCATCGACATGTCGATTGACAGCGCCCTGGTGCGGCGGAATCAGTGGGGCTGGACGTGGCAATAGGCGACTTCTTCACCCCCAAGTCGGTTGGAGGGAGTGAGTATCTCACTGGCCCCATAGCCCAGCAGGTGGCGGACGAGGTCCGCGGTGCCGTGGCGGATGTAATGATCGGGTCGATGCCGATTCAGTATGAGGGCGGAGACTTTGCGGGGCAGACCGACATGTCGTCGCCCGTGTCATCGGCCAACCCGTTCGGAGGGATAAATAACGGCAGAAATTTCAGTAGGGCCGGAACAGCGGTCGGCATGGCCCTTGGTGCGCCGGGTCTTAGCCTCGCCGGAAACGCGCTCGGCTCGTACATGGACATGAACAACGCCAACGGCATGATCTCCGCTGCCGACAGGCAGACGGGGTTCAGCTCTCCGGCTATCGGCTTTGGCGGGCTCCTGTCTGGGATGGCAAACAACACGCCGCTCGGCTGGGTCGATATTGGCACGCCAATGGACCAGCAGATGCGCGATGCGCTCGCGCAGGGCGCCATGAATATGCCGACAAACAACCAGCTCAACAATCAGGAATACGATTTTTTGAGTGGCGGCGGCGGCACTATCGGGTTCGACATGGGTGTTACCGGCAACGCCGGCTCTGGAACGGGCGTTTACGCATACGATCCCGGTGCGGATTACGGAAGTTCCGGCACCGGGTATGGCCCCGCTGATGGCGGCGGATACGGCGGCGCTGGGCCCGGCTACAACTGATGATGCGCCTTCCGCTGGCGACAAATTCTTACCCGTCAGCATCGAAGCCCCTGAGCATCCAGCGCCTGGTAAACTTTTACGCGGAGACTGAGCCTCCGGATGCAAAGTCCAAGATTGCGCTGTTCCAACGCCCGGGCCTCCGGTTGTGGAAGAACTTCAATTCGGCAAACGGGATTCGCCTTCTCTATCCCATGGGTGGGTCGCTGTATGTCGTGTGGGCGACCAATGTCTATCGCGTAGATTCCGGCGGCAATGAAACCCTGCTGGGAACCATCAATTCCACGTTCGGCGCGGTCTATGGCGCGGACAACGGGACGCAGCTAACCATTGTCACCGTCTCCGACAGCCTCGGCTATGTGGCGACTTCGACAACCCTTGTGCAGATCACTGACCCGGATTTTCTCGGTGCCGTAGCGGTTTCGTATATCGACGGCTACAACGCCTTTATCAAGCCAAGCACGGATATCTGGTTCATCTCCAATCTGAATGACGCCTTGAACTACGACGGGTTCGACGCGGCGTCGGCGGAAAGTCAGCCGGACGGCCTTGTCGGCATGATATCGGCCTATCGCGAACTGTGGCTGTTCGGATCGACATCCACCGAGGTTTGGTACAATTCGGGCGATCCTGATTTTCCGTTCGAACGGATCAGCGGCGGCGTTCTTGAGCGGGGATGTTCCGCTCAGGGCAGCATAAACAAGGCTGATAATAGCGTCCTCTGGTTGGGCGATGACCTGATCCTGTATCGGTCGAACGGCTACAACCCTCAGCGGATCAGCAACCACGGCATGGAAGACGCCATGCAGGGTTATTCCACGGTGGCGGATGCGCAGAGTTTCGTCTTTGCCCAGCGTGGCCATACGTTCTATGTGCTGCGCTTCCCTACGGCAAATGCCTGCTGGGTTTTTGATTTTTCGACTGGCGCCTTGCAGGAATGGCAATCCGGGGTGTCCGGCGATGCGTTCAATGTAAACGGTTATGCCAAAGCGTTCGGGCTTGATCTTGTCGGGGACGCCGACGCTGCAAAAATATACGTCCTGGACCCCGACGTTTATGCAGACGACGGCGCTCCGATTATTAGACAGGCGGTAAGTCCCCCGTATCAGGCGGACACACTGCGCTCGATCATGGACTCGTTCGAACTCGATATGGAGGTTGGTGTCGGGTTGACGACGGGGCAGGGGAGCGATCCTCAAGTCATGCTCGACTTCTCCGACGATGGCGGAAATACCTTCTCCTACCAGCGCACAAGAACGATTGGCCGTATTGGAAATTACCGGACACGGGTTCGGTTCCTCCGTCTCGGTTCGTTCCGCCAAAGGTCTATCCGGGTGAGCGTTAGTGATCCGGTGAGCGTCACAATCTACGCGGCAGCCGTGAATATTCGGGGCTTGCAGGCTTGAGTGTACTCCCGCCGGTCCCCCCGGAACTGTCGGACAACAGACCTCTAACGCGCTGGCTCACGGAACTAAGGCAGCGGTTTGGCATCCTGCTGACCAACGGCGACGCAACGCCCGTTGGGGCAAACCAGATGAATGCTTCGGAACTGGCAGACGACTACACCGAGGCATCGACCGTAACCCCCTCACTGAATGCGTACCGCCTGCCGAGAGGGAAGCGTGGGATCAGTCGTACCGTTTCCAACGGCGGACTGACGACGCTCTATGTGTTCCCCGCCTCTGGTGAGCGTATCGACATCCTGGCGGTGGACGCGGCTTTCGCAATCCCGGTCAACAAGACTGCCATTTTCTTCTGTTCGCGCGCCACACAATGGCGCTCGATGCTGGGGGCCTGATATGGACTTCGACTTTCTGGATTTCCTTCTGCCCGCCGCTGTTATCGGTTCGGCGTGGCTGTCCAATGACGCTGCCTCCAATGCCTCGGACGCTCAGTCTCAGGCCGCTGCGCAGGCCGGGCAGCAGCAGTTGGCGATGTATAACCAGAGCCGCGCGGACCTTCTGCCGTACCGGGAGACCGGCAATCAGGCTCTTTTTGCCCTGTCTGATTTGTACGGCGTGCCGCGTCCTGACGGACAGGGAGGCTACACGACGGGGCGTGGGTTTGAGGGCACGCCGGGCTATCAGTTCCAAATGCAGGAGGGAATTAACGCCATCGACCGTTCCGCGTCCTCTCGTGGAAGGCTGAACTCGGGCGCAACGCAGCGCGCGGCGGAACGGTATGGCTCTGGACTGGCGGCAAACGAATTCAACAACTACGCCAATCGTCTTGCCAGCATCGCGAACGTAGGCCAGACCGCCACAAGCAATACGGCAAGCCTTGGCGCGAACGCCGCAGGGGCCTATGGCAACGCCGTGATGGCCGGTGGGCAGGCAAGGGCCTCTGGCTACACAAATCAGGCTGGCGCGGTTAACCAGGGCATCGGCAACGCCCTTTACTGGTACGGACGCTAAGATGGCCTTTGCTAATCAGTTCGGCATCGACCTCCCCGGCATCGGCGGGGCACTCGATCAGCGGCGCGCGAACGCTCTACAGCAGCTTGTCCTCAAGGGGCAGGTTGATGCGCAACAGGCCGACACGGCAGGGCGCAATGCCCTGGCCGCCTACTTCGGCGGGGATCAGTCCCAGCTTGGGCCCGCCATGGCGTACAAGCCGGAGGCGGTTGCTAATGTGCAGGGTCGTCAAGCGGCTCTAGACAAGGACGCCCGTGAGCGCATGGCGAAGGAGGCCCCTGTTTTCGGGCGGCTGTTCTCCGGTGTGCAGGATCAGGCGTCGTATGACCAAGCCCGACAGGCCGCAGAGTCAAACGGCCTGAACGTTGCCAAACTTCCGCCCCAGTTCGATCCGGGGATTGTGCAGCGTATCGTTGCCACGGCAAATGCGTTTGCGCCGAAGAAACTCGAACTCAAGGAGTTTGAAGACGGCGTGTATGAGGTAGCCGAGGATGGCACGCGCACAAAGACGGACCTGAAGCCCAAGCGGAACAGGGCCGAACTCGACAACCTTATTGCGGCCCGCGATGCGCTTCCGGAAGGCGACCCGCGCCGCAAGATATACGACAACGCGATTGCAAAGCAGACGGAACGCAGCGACCCGCTTGAGGAAATCTATGACCCCAACAGCCCGACTGGGACGCGAAAGGTCCCGCGCGCTGATGCCGCAAACAAGCCCGGCGTGCCCAAGTCCGGGCTCAAACTGACTACCAACCCGGACGGGTCTATTGAGCTGGTGCAGGGTGCGGGTTTGCCCGGCCCGAACAGCGTTGCCAAGCCCGTACAGAGCAAGATCGACGAAAGCCTTCTTGACCTGCAAAGCAGGTCGGACCGGCTCAATCTCGTCGCGGCTCAGTACAAGCCTGAATATCTCCAGATGCCGGCTCAGGTGACGAACTGGGCAACGGCGCAGTTGGAAAGGTTCGGCCTTGAGCAGGGGCCGCAGGCAAAGCAACGACTGACGGAATATACCAAGTTCCGCTCCGACGCGGCCAATGAACTGACGCAAACCCTGAAGGCCATGTCCGGTGCAGCCGTGACTCCGCAGGAAGCCGAACGCCTGTTGAAGGCGATTGGCAATGTGGATGAGGACTCGCCCACTCAGTTCAAGGCGAAGCTGGATTCCACCATCCGCTATGTGAACCTTGCGAAGGCTCGTCTCCGGCATGTGAAAAACAATGGTCTCGGAGAAAAGGGCCTAACCGACATTCCGCTCGACAACATGCAGAACATCATCAACCAGAAGGGCGACGAGCTTAACAAGCAGTTCAGAGCCAATGGGTATGACGACGTTCAGGCGGTGGAGCAGACCAAACGGGCGTTGCGTCAGGAGTACGGCATTTGACCGACTGGTTTTCGTCCCTATCTCAGCCGAATGAACCCAAGCCAAAAACTGATTGGGTTGGCCAGATACAGGGCGGGGATGGGCCGCTCACGCCGCAACAGACAAAGGAAACGCTGCCCAAGGGCCGGACGATCATCGACGACATAACCGGAAAGGGAGAATACGAATTCGACCTTCCGGAATTGCCCTTGAGCGGCGCCATCCCTGCGGGAAAAGTCGCGCTTGCCAGAGACGACGCAGGTAAAATCGACATCATCAGGAAAAGCGACCCGGAGGCGAAGTTCGGGCAGGATTCGTTCGGCAACGCCATCGTTGTGACAGGCGGAAAGTCGTATTACCTGAACCGTCCTGGCGTTTCACAATCCGATGTCCTTGAAGTCGTGGCCGATGCTCCGTTCATGCTTTTGGGTGGCGTCGGCGGCGGCGCTGCTGGCCGCGCCCTTACTGGCTTGGGCCGCAAAACTGGGGTCATGGCAGGCGCGGGGCGTGTTGCCGGTACAGGAATCGGCACGGGGGTTGGGTCTGTCGCGCGCGATGTTGCGGCGGGTATGGCGGGAAGCGAACAGGGCGTTGACCCGGGCGCTGCTGTAACTGCCGCCGTGTTCGGTTCGGGCGGTGAACTTGCCGCGCCCCTCGTCTCGTGGGCGTTCCGCAAGGTATCGCCAAAGGTTGCGGTATTGGACGCCACCGGGAAGCCGACGCCGGAGGCCGTACAGGAAGTATCGAAAGCGCTTGGCATCGACGCCAGCGCGCTCGGGGGAGACTTCTGGGGGCAGTTTCAAAAGCTTGCCAAGGACGCCATCGACCCCGCCGCCGCGGCGAGATCGGCGCAGGCGCAAAGCCTGCCTGTCCCGGTCCCACTCTCGAGAGGCGACGTATCGGGCTTGGCATCGGAACAAATGACCGAGAGCCTCATGCGCAAGGGGGCGTACGGCAAGCCGGCTGAACTGCAAATGCGGGGGTTCCGCGATGAGCAGCAGGAAGCACTCCGAGGAAACGTGCCGGCCATTCAGAACAGGCTTTCAGGGCAGGCTCAGGTTGTTGAGCCGGGCCAAGGCGTGGCGAAGGCTCAGGCGTCTCTGGTCGGCAAAGAAGCCATAGAGCGGAAGAACGCTGGCGAGTTGTTCACGCAGGCCCGCCAGACCTCGGCTGGAATCGACCAGGCGAATGCGCTGCAGGGGGCTTTTAACATCCGAAGCGCCGTCGCTCAGGGTCATACGCTTGAAGGCCTGAAGCGAACAAACGCGGTTCTGGACGATTTCGACAATCTCGTCACCGGGCGCGACAAGAGCGTCACGGTCAACGCCCTGTTTGATTGGCGCAAGCGAGCGACCGCTGCAGCAAACGATCCCGGCGAAGAGGGGGTGGCCATCCGCAAGGCAATCAATGGCTTTGACGAGTGGGTCGGAAAGTCGCTTGACGACGCGCTGTTCTCTGGCGACCCAAATGCCATCGGCGCGTGGAAAGATGCCATCGACAATTACCGCCAGTTTTCCGGCCGATTCAAGGGTGGGGACGCTATCGAGGCCCTGACAGAAAAGACCAGCCGCAGCGGCGAGCGCACCTTGAAGGTAGCGCCCGAGGATGCGGCCAATTACCTGTTGGGCCGTTCGACCCTTTCGTTCCTGTCAAAGCCTAACTTTACGCGCGACCTCAACGTGTTGAAGCGCGAGCTTCCGCCCGATGACTGGAATGCGGTGCGTGAGGAGGTTTTCCTGCGGTTCGTCAACGCGGGAGAGGGGGCGATGGAAGCGAACAAGCGGATGTTTTCCGGCCCAAAATTCGCGAAGGCATGGGAAAGCGCCAACAGACAGGCCCCCGCCGTCATGTCGAACCTGTTTTCGACTGAAGAGCGGAATCTTATTAGCCAGTTTTCGGACGTGGCGGCGAAGGCCACGGGCCGGGTGGCCGGCGGTGACAATTACAGCAACACCGTACCGGGTGCGGCAAACGTCATGCAAATGATCGCGTCAAGGCTTCCATTCAGCCGGGAGACCGTTGCCAGGGCTTTGTTCGGAGCGAACGTGTTGGGAGTCGGTGACTTCGCAGGCACGGTGCTAACCCGGGGTGCAACCAAGGGTATGCCGGCAAAGAAAATGCTGCCGCCGGGCTTTTCCGGTGGCGTGGCGGCGACGGCTCAGTAGTCCGGCATCTCGCCGGTTTTTCGATACCACGCATAGGTGAAGAGGACTGTCGCGGCGATGAAGCCGTAAACGGCCTCCATACCCCATAGCGCCTTCAAGACGCCCATAAGGCCGAACGTGACCGCCAGCGCCGTCGCGCGCTTCACTTTGAGGATTCCATGGCCAATCGTTTCAACGTCCCTCTCACGCAATGGTTCAATGAGAATGGCGCTCCGCTTGCCGGGGGCAAACTCTATTTCTACACCACAGGCACGACCACGCCAAAGGATACCTATGCGGACTCGGGGCTGGGCACGCCGAACGCTAACCCTGTGGAGGCTGATGCGGACGGCATATGGGGTAATATTTTCCTAGGAGCGGGTGATTACAAAGTTGTTCTCACTGCCGCCGACGGGGACCCGGGAACTGATTATATATGGACCGCTGATCCGGTCATCCCGATTGCGGCCAGCCCGGTTTCGTCGGTCGGGCTTTCCATGCCTGCCGGCATCTTCGACGTGACGAACAGCCCGATCACCTCGTCCGGTACGATTGCCGTCACCTTCGATAACCAGTCGCCCAACGTGTTCTTTGCCGGCCCTGCCTCGGGGGGCGCTGCTGCGCCTGCCATGCGGGCGATTGTCGAGGCGGACCTTCCCGTCGTGGTGCCGCGTTCGTACCTCGTCGGCATGACGTTGAGCCGTTCGACCGCGACCTCTCTTGGCGTTGCGGGTGGTGTGTGCCGCGATAGTACGAACGTGGCGACCATCACGCTGCCGTCAGGCACCATTGACTGCACCACGACCGGCGCGAACGGGCTGGATACAGGGGCGCTGGCGAACAACACCTGGTATCACGCTTTCGCCATCGCAAAGACGGACGGAACAGTTTCCAGACTGGCATCTACCTCCCCGACATCCCCAACCATGCCAAGCGGATATACTTTGCTCCGCCGGCTTGGGTCATTCCGGACGGACGGCTCCGCACAGATACTCGCGTTCAGCCAACTAGGGGATGAGTTTCTGTGGTCCGTGGCAGTCAAGGATGCCAATGCTGTTTCGACGGGCGGAACGACCGCGTTCAACATCTCCGTGACGGTTCCTACCGGCGTTCAGGTGCATTGGCTGGGTATGGGCGGTTCCGTATCTGGTAGCACTAACTTCGCCATTTCCAGTTTTGACGAAAGCGACCAGGCGGTGTCTCTGGCGAGTTTCTTTTCCTTTGCGAACATTTCTGCCGGCACGGCATTCGCTTCGCCTCACTGGCCACTGCGCACAAATACATCCGCGCAAATCCGCGGTCGTGGCGACGGCACTTTCAACTACCACATTCTGACCCGTGGTTGGATCGACCGGCGCGGTAGAGACGATTAACGAAGCGGCCCGGATTTCTGTTGGCGCAGAAACCCGGACCTGACCACCACCGCACATGTAGAGGTGCAATGATGGCTAAGGACAGTGAGGACATATGCCGGCGGAGAGTCAAGTGACGCCGGACCAGCAAGGCGAGCAGATCGCCAAGACCGGACTCGACGTGGCTTTGGCCGCCAGCGCCCTTTCGTCGCCCGTCTGGCTGTCGATGTTACAGACCTATGTTGGGCTGTTCATGTTGCTGGGGGGCGCTCTTCTGCTTGTTCTTCGCCTTGCGATAGCGTGGCGGGAGTGGCGGGCCAAATGATCGACCTCGACGCCCTCCGCCGCGACCTGATCTTTGACGAGGGGGTCAGGCTACGAGCCTACCTCGATTCAGTGGGCAAGTGGACCTTGGGGGTGGGCCGGAACATTTCCGACAACGGCATAACCGAGGCGGAAGCCCTGTTCATGCTGAACAACGACATTACCCGGGTATTCGGAGACCTCGACCGGACATGGCCGTGGTGGCGAGACCTGTCCGAGGAACGCCAGCGGGCCCTCTGCAACATGTGTTTCAACATCGGTCTCCCCCGCCTTATGGGCTTCCGCAAGATGATCGCAGCCCTTCATTCCGGGGACTGGGATCGAGCCGCAGACGAGGCCCTGGATTCCGATTGGGCCAAACAGGTTCCGAACCGGGCGCATCGTATTGCCGCCCTGATCCGCGGTTCCCTTGTAGCAATACCATTTGAAGGAAAGGTAAACCAAGATGGATGACGTAAAGAGCTACCTTGCGAGCAAGACGGTATGGGGCGGCGTTATTGCCGTCCTGAGCGCGATCGCGGGCGTTCTGGGGCACGGTATCGCCCCGGCGGACCAGACGGCCATTGTGGACGCGCTGGCCTCCATTGGCGGCGCAATCGGCGGCATTCTGGCCGTGTATGGCCGGATCAAGGCTGAAAAGAAAATCGGATGATCTGGGCCATCCTTTCCGGCTTTCTGGCCCTGATCCTTGGCGCCCTCGTTTACTGGGCGCGCCATGACGTTCGGGAGCAGGCACGGGCCGATGCGGCAGAGAAGGGTCTGGATCATGCCGAACAGGCTAACGCGGTACGTGCGGACGTTGCTCGCATGTCCGATTCTGATGTTCTTGCCGAACTGCGCCGGCGTGGTGGTCTCTGACTACTGCGTTACCTACACCCGGGTAACGATGCGGGCAGGGGATACATTTACCCCGGCGACCGGGCGGGAAATCCTCGCTAACGAACGTCTCGCAGACGATCTATGCCCCCGCACCTCGCCATAATCCTTATGTGGGTGGTGTGGTGGAGGTGGACTACTGCTGTTCGGTGAACCTGTGCATGGCCTCTTGCGCCTCTAGAACGGCTTGTTGGCAACGAAAGTTGAGCGTATCCAGAGGCTCACGTGGGACAAGTATTTCCCCGCTGGGAACCCAAATCCGTTCGTATTTCTCCGGCGTATCGTGGGCCGTGGCGCTTAGCATGTTATTAAACTGATCTTGCATCATCCTCTCCCCCGTCTGGCGGAGGTAGTGGCGCGGGCCGGGGCAAAGTATTGGGCGGAACTTGCTCCCGGTGCTACCCGCTATTCCCAGCTTGTCACAGTGGCGAACTGATCCACCGTTACTGAGCCGCCGCGCCATCCGGCAGTGCCGGAACTCGAATTGGTGCCGGGGCTTAACGTCTCCCGGCAAGACGAGGAATATGCGCCGAAGCCTAAGCTATTCCTGCGCTCGACCCTTTCGTTGACATTTAGAGGCCGTCTTCAAGGGTTAAGTCATCCAGCCTTTGCGGACGCCATCACTGGCGAATTTCGTCCCCCACTATATCACTCCCCCGCGCCCGGCGCATCAGATTGGAGGGTGGCAGGGGTATCGCTATTACCGATACCCTTTGGCCCCACCCGCTGCCCGGCGCGGCGGGCGATGGCATCGCGGTCCCATGTGAAGCCCGGAACAGCCTCAAGGTCGCCCGGCCCTAACGTGCGCGCCACTGCCCAGCCATCGCCTTCGCGCGTAAAATCCCCGTCGCGCGGTTGGTACCAGAACGACATGCTTTTCACAGAACGTGGGTCAAAGGTTGCCGGGACAGAGCCGATAATGTTTCCGTGTTGAAAGACCGGGAGCCGCCCGTTCGGCAGCATGTGCCCCAGTCCAGCGCGTCGGATCATTTCTTCCGCGCCGTACTCATCGACAAGCCGAGCATCAATCCTCACGTACTCCCGCCTGCCACGGTGTTCCAATTCAAAGGTTGCACACCCGCGCATCTTGTCATCGATGCTTTCGATCCTACGCATCGTCGCCGCTCCTTACCGTCTCCGCGTCCACCGCGCCCTTGCTGGCGGGGGAGGAGGGAGTTTCTGACAGAACCTCGAATGTACCGTCGCCATTCGCCTTCACTGTCATATCTCCAGCACCCCAATCAACGCCGAACACGGTTCTGTTTTCCGTCTTGCTGGCGGGAAGCGCGGCGATGCGGGTGGCGGCACCCTCAACCCAATCATAGCCACCCATACGCTGGTGTTCAGAAATGATGCGCGCAATCTCGCTCACCCTGTCCTCGGGCTTGGCGGCGGGTGGGGTGGTCATGGCTGCACCGAATGCGCATTTCGGGTGGATGCAGTAGATGTTCGGCAGCGTGCATGCCTGCGTTGCAGTGCACGGCGTTCCAAGGTCGCTCACTTCACCCCTCCCTCTATGCGGGCGAGGGCTTGCTGTGCCCGCTGACGCCAGACCATGAGAACGGTGACACCCCCGTCTGCGGCTGAATCATCCGGTTCTTCGTCGATAAGCGTCTGCACCAAATCACGCAGTTCGCCCACCCCCGTGGCCGGCGGGGCGTCGCCAGGGGGAAGGGAGAGGGCGCGAATGTCTTCCTCGTTCATCCAAACCAGCGCCATCTTTCCTCGTACGCTGAGAGGGCTGTTGGAAGCTATCTCACGCTGTTCATCCGTCGGTTCCACTTCTACGCAACCGGACAGATCGTCAGATACTTCGTTGACTGAGACGCACCATTTGTTGTCGCGCAAGAAAATGGTGGCGGAACCTCCAGCCAATGCAGCCAGCAGGTCTTCGGCTATCTCCTCCACCCCCTTCGTCGCCCCGGCGGCCGGCGAGAGGGAGGCGATGCGAGCGTTATCCCCGTGGTCCCGCAGCAATTGCCTTAATGCTTCGGTTGGCTTCGGGGGATTTTCGCAAATCCGGATGAATCGCTCGTACTCGTCATGCGACAAGGTAACGACATTGCTATCTTCCACCGTCCCCTCGGGCGGCGGGGCGGAGGCGAACGCAGCCTCGATGTCGATCATCATGTACGTTGCCCACGTTCCGCCGCCCTCTTTGGCCAGCAGGTCGTAAACACGCTTCTGCGCCTCGGTGTATTCCGGCATCGTCTTCGCCGCCGCGCTCGCGTCAGTCATGGGAGTCTCCAAATATCTCTATGCCGTGGTCTGAATTGGCCCAGAACGGGCAGCTAAAAGACGACTTCGTTACCTTGGGGCTGGCATCGACCAGCATTCCCAAAACACGGCGGCCGCCACCCTTCCGGTATGTCGGGTGCATGCAGTCACCTTGCCGGCTACGATTCAACCGATCCCAGTATTGGCAATTGCCGCAGCGCATGTCGGCGCTCGCGTCAGTCATGGGGTGGCTCCTTGCAAGATGCGTCGTTCAATTTCAGCCTTCGCCTTGGTCACGCCGACATCGCCGTGATATCCGATAATTGCGACGCGCCTTGAGGCTGTGGCCCCGGCTTCATAAACTTCAAAGCCAGTCTTTACGCGCAACACCCAATAATTGCCGTTTTCGAAAACAACATCTTTGAGCTGAATAGCCATCCCTCAGCCCTCCTTACGTGGCGGCGCGGGGACACGACGCCAGAATTTCGGCCATAGTTGCCCGTCAGTCGCGTCAGTCCAGTGGGACCCGCGCATGTACCAGCCCTCATGAGGTTTTTCATCGTACCAATAGGCCGCTTCCCACCAATCTCCGGCGGCTGTTGCGTCGCCGACTAGAATAGGTTCGTCCTTCGGCGCGGCGTCCATGTCGCTGTTCCACGGCTCCTCTGCCACGGCGCGCAGCGATTCTATGATGGCCGCTTTCGCACCATCCCGTGCCGCCTTCGAGTCCGGCAGCATGTAGGAGAACTTGGCTACGCACTGCTCCGCCATTTCGTCGAACCGGTCAGCCATGGTTGGACTCCCCCGCAGGCTCGGACGGCGGCAATCCAGAACCGACAAGATTTGCCCACGCCACGACAGCCTCCAGATCGGCCAGCGCGTCCTTTTTGGCATCACCACGGTACGCATCCGCTCTGGCTGCCACCGCCGCAACGACAGTTCCCACAAGCGAGGACGGCATCGCCTTGCGGAGATTCGCCAGTGCCGCCTCGGAGCGCTCGCGTGCGGATTCGGCTAGGTTCCTCTCACCCTCAGCGGTTTCCACAAGCCGGCAGCGGTGATTTCCGTAGTCATCGCCATAGCCGCCAGCGCATTGATTGGCGGCAAGTGCAAAGTTGTCGGCTTCAACCCGGCGCAGTTCCGCCGTCAGCCTCTCGTTCTCCGCTGCCAGGGAGTCGCGGTCGGACAGGAGGGCTTCTACAAGCGCAACCTGCTTCCAATCGAACAGGATGCCCGTGCAGAATTTCCCCTTGCGGTTTGAACAATGCAGCCCGTCCCCGTCCGCGCAATCGCGGCAAAATGGGCTTGGGCCGATCAGTTTCCGGACAGCCGCATGCGTCTCAGCCGGCGGGGAGGCGGTCATGCGGGCACCTTGGCAAGATCAGCGCGGGCTTCCTCTGGCGTGTCACCCCAGCCGGAAGGGCTTGCCTGCAAATCCTCGAAGTCTGGTCGAACGGCGCACCACTTGTCGCCGTCCATATAGACGCGCGTATCAGGACCGCCGTGGCCTACGCAGGCGAGGCCCGGAACGTAGCCGTCATAGCGACCATCCAGCCGGAACAGTTGCCCGGTGTACGGGTCGCGCAACCGTTGACCATCGGGTCGTTTGCCGAATGCCGGCTTGTCGCAGAATCCGTCTGGGCAACCGCCAGACCACATCGGCACAGAGCATTTGCCGAAGCCCATGGCATCCAGTTCATGGTGATGCTTGCTAGTCGTGGCCATTCATCTCTCCATTCGAGTAGGTGTCAGGGCTGGCGGGCGCGGAGTCAGGCGTAGTCGCTCCCGGCTTGGCCCGGTTCGTTGCTGCCAGTGCAGGCAAGATCATGCTGTGTTGCCTTCGGGCACCGCTTGTTGCCGCAATCCGGACAGACGATGAATCGCGGTGCGCGGTATTTATGACCGCCAATCTCCATGTATGACGGGTTGGCATCATCACAGCGCCGGCACCAGCACGGCTTCTTCACCAGCCCTTCGAGGGCCTGCGTGGGGGAGGTCATGGCTTGGCCTTTCGAGACTTCAAGTTCTTCTCCAAGAGCGTCACCCGCGCCATCAGTTCCTCCACCAAATCAGCAGCGTGGTTAGCCATCAGAGCCCCGATGCTGTCCGATCCGAATCTTTTGGCCTGACGGCGGTGGTTGGCTATGAACTCCTTGGCCCGCGTGCTTAGGCTGCTCAAGATTTCTTCTCCAGTGCCGAGAGGGTGGTGAGGGCGGGGTTGGCCAGTTCCAACAGCACGTCCGCGTGGCACGGTTGATCTAGGGCGCACCAGCAGGCGAGACGCTTGCCCCGTATTTCCGGCAGCCGTTCGCGCAGCTTGTTTCTGCGGTCGATTAGAAATTGAGCCACCCCGGCCATCATTACGTCAGAATGGCGTTCGTGAATCTGTGCGTCGGTTGTCTCGCCCGTGATCCAGGCTCGGTACATGGCGACTGAGGCATCGCGGCCCCAAAACGTGTGGTCCCACGGGTTTCCCCAATGCCCAGCCCGCGTCACGTCGCGCGTGTTCGGCGGCATCTTCCATCCCTTGGACCGCCTGCGCTGTATGCGCTTGATATCGGTCATCCTGTTACCCCCTCACACAGAGGGAACAGGTGCGGTACGAACAACCAAACAGAGTGCGGCCGGAGCATGTTTGTTCCGCCGCCAGTTCCGTTAAGTCTTTGGTAATGCTTGTGTCCATGTTAACTCGCCATTAACTAGGTGTCGTTTTATATCAGTGGCTTACGAGGTCACTTTTGCGGATGTTGCGCTGAGGTCGATAATCTCTGCGCTGGGAACGTAGTTGTTCAACCGCTCGTAGGCATTGAGGGCAAGCCGGCGGGTGCGGGCGGCATAAGCCGGGATGGTCCCTGAGCCGAGCCGTGCGCCCTTGACCACCGACACTTCCGCGTCGGTACACCCAGCCTCCAGAAAGCGGGTAATGCCGGTGCCTCGAAGGTCGTGCCAGTGCAGGTGCATGGCAGAGGTGGGGACGGCATTCTTCCAGTGATCGTCCACCGTCGATTGCGTCCATGGCCGCTTCTTGTTCATGAAAATGAACGGGCCGGTCATCGTGTCCACAATCGCCTTCAACGGCGGGTAAGCGAACATCGGTATCTCGACCCTGATCCCGAACCGTTGCGTCTTCTGCGGCGTGATGGTGAGCCAACCGTTTTTGTCGAGCATCGATTCATGCGCGCGGCACAAGTCACTGACACGCAACAGGGTCGAGAGAGCCCCGATGACCAGTCGCTTGAAGTCCGCTGTCGCGTTCTTGTTCAACATGATTTCGGCTTCTTCCGAATGGCCAAGAATTATACCACTTCGGGTATTGGATTTGGAGAGGGTACGAACGTGATATGCGAGATTCACGTCGATTTCCCCGCGCTCAACGGCCCATGTCAGCAACGCGGAAAGCACGCTCATAGCCATGTCGGCGGCACCCTTCCCACCAACCCGCAGCTTGCGTTTGACGCCGTGCCGGTCTTCGATTTCAAGAACCTGCTTCTTCGCCAATGTGTCCCTGTAGCGGTAGAAGTCCCGTAGAGAGTCGCGCTCTCCAATTTCGGAAAGCCGTATCCACGGCATCGCTTCGGTGAGGCGGAAAAGGTACAGGTCGTATATGCTCTGGCTGTTCTTTGACAAGCCGTCATAGTCTGGAGACTGACGATACAGTTGGGCAAGGTAGGCAATGGCGGGCGGGTCTTCCTGCCGCCGCTGCTTCTTGTACCTGTCTGGACGCCTAGTAGAGTCCGGCATTTGGATTTCCCCTCAAGTAGCGGTTGCGCCGTTCCTCACGGTCGCTCCCCTTCTCGGGCTTGATCCCGGCGGCACGGTCAAGCGCAGCCAGGATTTGCCCGCGATGCCAATACTTGCGCGACAGGGGTTCAAGGTCCACCGGGTCCGGCATGGTGCCCTGCTTGACCATCTTGTCGAACGTGCGCCATGACACGCCACAAAGCTTGGCGGCGGCGGATCGGCATAGAAGGACAGGCTCCATGTCCATAGCTACTCTCCATGCTCCGAGCGGTACTTGATCCCATGCCTTGAAACTCGCCAGAGGTCAGCAGCGACCTTGCTCAGGTCAACTTTGTATTTCGCCTCGAATGTCTTGGCCCCGATGTTGTGCAGCTCTGAATGAGCGCCGGAGCAAAGAGGGACGGCCTCGGAATCGTCGGGCTTGATCCCCATGCCGCCAGAGAGCATTTCCCTGACATGGTGGGCTTCCATCTTGCCGGTGCATTCATGCTGGCCGCTGGCCCATGCGGCGCATTTGAAGCCACGGACGAATTTCAGATGTGCCGGGCAGTTGATCCGGCTTGGCTCACGGATGCCAAGGGGCGCACGTTTGCGTCTTTGCGGAATCACTTGGGCGGCTCCGGTAGGGGCATCCAGTGGGTAGCGTTTCCAACCCACCCGTGATAGCCGCCATCGTACCAAGCGAATTGCCAATGCCCGCGCGTCTTTCTGCCGTTCAGGTCGTCGGTGTATTGCGCCACGGCAGTTGTCCGCTCGTCGCCCTCGTCACTGATAGAGCCGAACACGAGAACCCATGTGCCGTCCTTCGGTGCCGTCTCTATTGGCTGCCATTCGTTCATCGCGTCACCATCCTTGCATCCGCCCTCAGTGAGCGCCATTCCTCGAACTTCGCTTGAGCGGCGTCAGCTTTCGCCCTTGCAAGGTTGGCGTCCGTCTCGGCCTTGATCAGTTCGTCTTCCATGGCGATGTACTTCGGGTTGAGCCTTGCGTTCGCGTCCCGCTCCCCCGCACTCTTGCCCTCTGCTGTTATGAGACATTGGGCAAAGACACGACGGGACAGCTTGTCAGCCTTGAAGGCGGCGGATTTAGCGTCTGCCGATACTTCAAGAGCATCGCCGTACCGTTCGGCGGGGGAGCGGTTTTCGCGGTCCATGGTCAGAACGGGATGCTGTCGCTATCGTCGTCACCGCCACGCTCTGGTGCCGGGTCAGCCTTCCCGTCACCTTTGCCACCCAGCATGACTAGCTCGCCCTTGAAGCGGGACAGGGCAATCTCGGTCGTGTACTTCTCCTGATTGTCCTTGTCGGTCCACTTGCGCGTCTGCAACTGACCTTCCAGATAGACTTTCGCGCCCTTGGTCAGGAATTGCTCGGCAACCTTGACGAGGTGTTCGTTGAAGATGACAACACGGTGCCATTCCGTGCGCTCTTTCTTTTCACCCGACCCCTTGTCGCGCCAGCTTTCGGACGTGGCCACGGACAGTTGGGCAACCCGGTCGCCGTTCTGCATCGACCGAATCTCGGGGTCGCGGCCCAATGCACCGAGTAGAGTTACCTTGTTCACGCTAGCCATTACGCGGCTTCCTTTTTCAGCTTCGAAAACTTGTTGCGGGCGGCATTCGTCACACGGTCACCACCGCCATTTGGCAGGCTGGCGAGCGAGTTCTTGTTGTCCTTGATGAAATTCTCCACTGCCTGTGCGGTGTTGCAGTCACCCAGCATGGCGAGGAAATCGAGTTCGGCGTTGCCGACGACATGCACCGTGTCCTTCGGGGGCTCGACCTTTGGCGGCGGCGGCTTGGGTGTCGGCGGCGTCTTCTCCACGTCCGCCTGCTTCTTGTCGTACAGCGCCAGACCGAAAGGATTGCCGAAGGTCATCAGGGCGCGTTTCATGGCGTCCGTTTCAGCTTCCTTGATGGCGCTTTCGTGAGCCTGCCCCTCGTCCTTGTCGATACCGGAACCAAACCCGCAGCCCTCGCGGACAACCGCCTCGCTTCCTGTGCGGACGGTGACGCGGACGCGGCAGAAGTAGTTGGCAACCTTATTGCCGTTGTGGTTGTCGTAAATCTGGCCAAGCTGGCGAATGTCCACGGTCTCGCGGTCCCACTCCCCGAAGCCGAAGATGCGGTTGGCTTCGGCAATGGCTACCCAGCCTTCAAGGTAAGACAGGGTGCGCCCAGCCTGTTGGCGCGTCTTGACGTGTGAGCCGTCCAGTTTTGCCTTGAGGGCTTCGGTCTGTGTTGCGTTAAATCCCATCGGCGGATTCCTTAGGGTTGAAAGTGTTGTAACCGACTAGAAAATCAGAGCAGTTCCCGGTGCGGTTCACGTCTCGGCATCTGGCGTACGGCTCGTTGTTCTCGCCCGTGACGTAGTTCATGGTCGGCTCAATTGGGTAGGCTAGGCAGAGCCATGAAAACCACTTCGCGGACTTCGCCTCGCTGTGCAGGTGAGCGCAGTTGCGGCAGATCGTTTCGTTCATGCCGCCTTCCGACCCAGCCCTTCCAAAAGCTTTCCCGACAGCCGGTCCAACCGGTTCTGCAAGAAAGCCTGCTGGCACTCTGTGGGCTTCTGTCCGAGGGTTTCCGACACGTCAATGAGGCGGTCGAGAAAAGCCAGCGCGTCCAGAAAGGCCATGTTAACGGCCGTGCCTTTGTCAGCCTCGGTCATTAGGCCGCATCCCTCAGGAACGCCCCGATGGTCTTGGCCCGCTCAGCGTAGAAGCGAGAGGCTTCCATGTGGCCCATGGCTTCCAGCATCTTGCCGTTGTCGGCGGACTCTTGCGCCTCCCTCTCACGGGACGCCGACAGGTGGCGGTACATGGGGACCGAATACCAGTGAGGTTCTTTGTCGAGCCAGGTATCGAGAGAGTCGTTCATGGCGTTATGCTCCAGATGAAACACAGGGGAACCATCAGCAGGGCGAAAGCGGCGCTTCCGAAAAGGAAGTCACGGGTGAGGGCGATACGGTAGAAGCGGGCCATCATTTCCCCCGCCTGTGTCTCCGGGGCGCGGGTCATGGTGCGGACTTCGCGAGGGAAACGCGCGGGCCGTAGAAGAGCCGTTCTTTCAGACACGCCTTTCCCGGCAAATTGTCGCGCGTGATGCGACCATGCTCCCAAACACATGAGAGGCGGGACCACACGCTGCGGGTCGCCGGCATCTCGCCGAAAGTCTCATTGCGCGCAACCTCGGCCGCCAAGCCGACGAGCAACACAACGAAGAAAATATTTACTGCCTTGCGAGAGCGCATATCTCTGTTCTCCGATAGGGGCTTAGGCTTCAGCCATGGCTTTGTGATGAAAGCCGAAGGCAATGCAGCCGAACCGCACATCAAGGTCGATGTCGTCCACGCCCTTGGTTTTGATGTTGCCGCTTATGCTTGTAAGCCGCTCGCCATCTGCGATGATGTTGAAGGCGTAGATTGGGATCAGGCGAAGACCGTTTTCGCCCCATTCTTCGAAGCCCAAGAGGCTGAGTTCGGAGTCCGTTAAGGACGCCAGTTCGGCACAGGTCACAGTGCGAAACGACTTTAGCGGCCCGTTCCAGTCGTGGAATTTGTATGCTCGCTCGCATTCCTCTTTGCAGAAGGCCCCCGACCAAGATGGGTATGCTCCGCACTGTGCGGCCGTGTTCGCTGCGAGCCGCATGCACCGCGCAATGTATTCCGCAACTTCGTTCGCCATTCTTCTCTCCTGCGTAATGCGCCCCGGTGTGGGGCTAGAGACCGGGTGCGAAATGACCGACACAGCACGGGTCATTTGTGATGATGCAGGCCGCGTGATAGAGTTCGTGCGTCCTGATTTCCGCCGCCTTCCAGCCTCCTAGCTGGTTGGAGACAAACACGAACGGGAACACGGCAACGGTGGTGATGCCCTCGATCCGGTAGCCGTTTTTGATGCGGCCCTTGGTTGCCGTGTAGATGCGCTCGACCTGACGCTGATCGATAAGGAACACCGGAACATTGGCCGTCACCGTTGCAAGGTCGAACCGGCAGCCCACGGGCATTTGCTGACCTGTGTAATCCCGCTGGGCCTCGACAACAGGTGCGGACGGCAGTGCTTCCCGAGCAGCCGCCGATACGGCGCAGGCAGAGAGAAGGGCCAGCAGGGGGAGGGTGCGGATCACGGCTGCACCGACATATCGAGATACAGGCTCGGGTCGATTTCCTCCGAGCGGTTCACGACCCCGTGAAACAGGCTCTCCAGACCATCCAGTTCCGCGTCGATCCACCAGCGGTAGTCATGCGTCTTGTCGCCCAGCTTCTGGCGGGCCTCGGCGGTCATGGTGCCTGCGAGGGCGATCAGGCGCTTCTTGGTGTCGGCAATGAGCGCCAGCGCGACGGCGGCCCGGTTGTGATCTTCCGTGGCCTCGACAACGTGGCCGATGCCCTTGCGCGGCGTGGCGATCCACTTGTCCGCGACTGCCTCGGCGTAGGAGCGAAGCGGGCGATCCAGATAAGACGAATGTTCCATCACTCTCTCCCTCAAGGCCCGTGGGCGTATGGGCCGCGTCTCAACCCACTTGGGCAATCGCATCCCGAGAGATGCGAAAGCCGAAGGGGGTTAGGCGTCGGTAGCGGCAGGCATTTCGACGGCCTGCCAGTACGATGAGAAATTGTTGAGGAAGAAGGCGCGCTTGGCGTTCAGTTCCTCGATTTGCATTTCCAGCTTGGCCTTCTCGCGGTCGAACCAAGACAGGATCGACTCGCGGTCCAGCGCGAAGTCGTCATGCGCCGCAACCACCTCAACGTCCTTGGTTTCGGAGTTCAGATGGACAAACTCCAGCTTGGAGCCGGAGTAGCTGTTTTCGATGTACGCCACGGTGATGGTGGGGCGGGCGCGGAACGGCTCGAAGCCGACAATGACACCCGGATAGACGGTGTGGCTGTCGCCATAGCCTTTCTTCAGCACCTTGACCTTGGTGCCAACCCGCAGGGTCTCAATGCGCCGGGCGTACCGCGTGTCGAGTTCCAGCTTTACGCCGTTGACCTCGACCTGAACCATGTGGTTTTCCATTTCTCACTCCATCCCTTGCACCGTGTCGGACCCGGGGTAGGCCCGTGGGGCGCTGTATGGGGAGAAAGGTAGTCGTAATGGCAACGCTTGTCAACTGCCATGTAGCCAAATCAGCAACTATTTTGCCGCAGAAATCCGCCACTTCCACGAATCGGCAAAAGAAAACCGCCCGAAGGCGGCTAGTTGGGTCGCGTTATTTCAGCCCGCCGCCGGGGGATAGGTGGACGGGCAGGATTATCGCCAGCAGCCAGCACACAAGGCCGGTCACGGCGAGCGACAGGAGATAGAAGGCCGCGATCCGGATTATGCGGCGGGGTGAAGTTTGGCCCATTCCGGTGTCCCTGGAATCTTTGCCAATATCTGATCTATGCGCAGAAGCATTTCGCTGTTGTTGCCGCGCAGCTCGCCGGCCATTGCAAGTCTGGCGCGGCTTTCGCGGAGAATTTCTACGATCTCGACGTAACTTGGTGTCGCGCTCATTTCACCCCCTCGCAGAACGAAAATAAATTAGCGTACGCTTCCGGACGCTGCAACCACGCCGCACTGAATCGGCCTTGTCACATACCCAAAACGGTAGCACCATTTGCATGCCCCCGAAATGCGGGGCGTTGGGAATGCCCCCAACGGCGACGTGTTGAAGCACGCCCCGGCAATGAACCGGCCCGCAGCCCGCGCGGGCGCTAGAAGTATAGTAGGGGGAGACGAGCGTGAGCGATAAGAGGGACCACCTACTTGATTGCGAGCGGTTCTTGGGGTCACTGGAGCAAGACGGGCGCGTCATTACCGATTACTCGCTGGCTCTTTTTGTTCTGCTGCCTGTTTTCGTTCAGACCGAATCTGCTCAAGAAAACGCTGAAGCTTCCACGCTAGCTCATCCGCCGTGATTCTAGGTTCGATCAGGGGAGCCAGGTCACGCGCCGCCTGTTCGATGGTGGAAAGCGTCGTGTCGCGCTCGTTCAGCGGTAGCCTGGTCATCGGTATGGTGTGGCGTGGCGGTTGTAGCAACTCGGCCGGCGTCGTCGTCAACGCCTTTGCCAGCTTTTCCAGCCATTCCTGTGTCAGGCGCCGCTCGCCGCGTTCCAACCGAGAGACCTGCGTTTTGTCCGCACCGATCTTTTCCCCGACTTCCTCTAGGGATAGTTTCCGCAGGCTGCGCCACTCCCGGATGTAGTTTTTCATGGCTGGCAACGTGCCTTAAGGGGGTGCAAAAGTCAGTCGCCAAGGCGGCAAATAGATAGTTGACAGAAGTTGCTGGATTGGCTAGTTCTTGTAGCCATGACGTTTGCAGCCTCCCTTTCGAACTATCTCCGGCGCGAAAACCTGATGGCGTGCGAGTTCGCCGCTGCCATCGGCGCGTCCAAATCCTCGGTGAGCCGATACCTGTCTGGCGAGCGGGAGCCTCGGGGCAAGACGCTACGGAAAATCATCAAGTTGACCGGCGGCAAGGTTCGGCCCAGCCGTGAGGTGGCATCATGACCCCTTCCTTGCCTGCCGAGCAAAAGCCGGTAAAG